GTAATGCTAAGAAGTTTAAGGATGAGATAACAAAGCTTGGGCCAAGTGCTCAGTACTTTGGATTTGACTTTGGTTTTGAGGAATCGTATAATGCTGTTATCAGTATGAGTGTAGATTTGAAAAACAGTATATTATATATATGGGATGAGATTTACATGAATCATGTGACAGACGATGTGTTTGCAAATCAACCAAAGATGCAAGCTCTAAAGAAGAGATTGAATGACTTGTATAAAAAGCAAGGATTTAGCAAAGTTATAGTGGCTGATAATGAGGACCCTAAAGCAATTGCATACTACAGGCAAAGCGGATTTAGGATTCGTGCTTGTAGAAATAAGTTTGCAGGTTCAAGGTTGTCTAATACAAGAAAGATTAAGCGATTTAAGAAAATAATATGTAGTCCTAAGTGTAAGAATGTAATACGTGAGCTTAAGGATTTGACGTACTTAAAAAAGCCGAATGGTGATACAGTATATGATGAGTTTAATATTGACCCTCATAGCTTTTCAGCTATTTGGTATGCACTTGATACAGTGACAGTTGCTGATGTTAAAGACAAGCGCTTCAATAGTAAAGCTGGTTAAGACAAGGAAGGAGGAACAAACAATGTTCAAGAATTGTGTATTCAAAGCCGATGTGAACACTGTAAAGTGGATGAAGGCTGCTGCAGTTCGTGCAATCAAAACTATTGCTCAAACTGCTATTGCAACTATTGGTGCTTCTGCTACCATAGGAGAAGTGAATTGGGTAATGGTTGGTAGTGCTAGCTTGCTTGCTGGTATTGTAAGTATCTTGACTAGTATTGCTGGTATTCCTGAAGTAAAGGAAGGCGAGTAACATGGCTAAGCGTGGTGACACTAAGAAAGGTAAAGGAGGAAGTTACAATGGGATATACAAATAGTCCTTTGGTAAGTTATACAAAGCTCAGCCCAAATCATTCAGGGCAGAGAACACATGCAATTGACCGTATTACTCCACACTGTGTAGTTGGTCAGTGCAGTGTAGAAACTCTTGGCAATATTTTTGCTCCAACAGAGAGACAAGCATCATGCAATTACGGTATTGGTGTTGATGGACGAGTTGGAATGTATTGTGAAGAGAAGAATCGTTCTTGGTGTAGTTCATCTAATGCAAATGACCAGAGAGCTGTCACAATTGAGTGCGCATCTGATACTACACCTCCATATGCATTTAAAAACGTTGTATATAACAAGCTTATTGAACTATGTGTAGATATTTGTAAGCGTAATGGTAAGAAGAAGCTGCTTTGGCTTGGTGATAAAAGCAAGACATTAAACTATAAGCCTAAGTTAGATGAGATGGTGCTTACGGTTCATCGTTGGTTTGCAAATAAGAGCTGTCCTGGTGATTGGATGTATCAGAGAATGGGTGACCTTGCTGCTAAGGTTACTGTTAAGCTTGGTGGTGCAACTACTGCTGAGCCTAAGAAACCTGTATCTAATGGTACATTGTATAGAGTACAGGTTGGGGCATACTCAAAGAAAGAGAATGCAGATAATCAGCTTAAAGCTGTAAAGGCAAGAGGATTCGATGCATTCATCACTCAGGTTGATGGATTGTATAAAGTGCAGGTTGGTGCATACAGTGTAAAAGCAAATGCCGAAGCTCAGCTTGCCAAAGTTAAAGCTGCTGGTTTTGATGTATTCATCGCAACTAAAGCAGGTACAGCTGCAAGCACACCGGTAGTTGAATCACTTAATGTTGGCGATAAGGTAAGACTTCAGAAGGGTGCACCTTGCTATGGTAAGTTTACCGGCTTCGCGTCTTGGGTGTATGATTCAACTCTTTATGTAAGAGAAATCAAAGGTTCCAGAATCGTTATTTCAACTCTTAAATCTGGAGCTGTAACAGGTGCAGTTGATAAGAAGTATCTTACAAAGATTTGATTAAGGAGGTAATGGAAGATGGCTAGTGAAGAGGCTAAGGTCATTGAGGCCGAAAATAGTACAGAAGTCTTGACAGCTTTCAACCGTATTCCTTATGCATTGATAAACGCAGAAGTTTCAGGTGCAGCAAAGGACACATTGGACGAGCTGACACAAATCTGCAAATACTATAAAGTGTATAAGAAAGGTGCAAGTTTTACTGTTGAGGGTACGAACGGCGATTATGTGTCTGCCAAGCTTAATTATAAGATGGCCGCATCCCTTATCAATAAGGAAGCGAGATTCCTCTTTGCTGAGCCACCTGATATTACGGTTGAGCCGAAAGGCGATGTTGGTAAGATTACCGAAGATGCAAAGAATGCATTGACAGTTATGAACGACTTGGTTAAGACAATCCTTGATAAGAACAACTTTGAGGAAGCCCTTATCAAAGCAGCTAAAGATTGTTTCATTGGTAAGAGAGTTGCTGGTCTGGTAAACTTCAATGAAGAAGATGGAGTAACAATTACATTCCTTCCCTCTACGCAGTTTATTTATGACACAAAGATAGGCAATCCGAATGTAATAACCAAGTTTGTGTGTTTCATCATTGTAAAGGACAGTATCACGTTGAGTGAGAAACGAATCTTCAAAAAGAAGTTTGAACTTGTTACTGATGAGGATGGTAATGATGTTGTTTATCTTGAGGAAGCTCTTTATGATGGTGCTGGAAAACTCTTGGAAGAGGTGACTAAATATCAGCCGACCTTGATGCCTATGATTCCGGTAAGTATCTTTATCAATGATGGTCTGTCTGGTGAGGACAAAGGTGAATCTGAGATTGAAATTCTGCAAGATGAAGAATCTTGGTATAGTAAGCTGTCCAATGCAGATATTGATGCTCAGAGAAAATCAATGAATCCTACTAAGTACACTGTGGATATGGAATCAAATTCTACTAAGAATCTTTCCACTGCAGCTGGTGCTTTCTGGGATTTGGGTTCAGATCAGAATTTGGACAATGCGCATCCACAAGTTGGTTTGCTTGAGCCAAGCATGAACTACAGTGCTTCTCTTGACACTACACTTAAGCGAATAAAGAAATCAGCTTATAATCAGGTTGATATGCCTGATATTGAAGAAGTGCAAGCCACAATCACAAGTGGCAAAGCACTTAAAGCGATTTACTGGCCGCTAATTGTAAGGTGTAAAGAGAAAATGAAGACGTGGGGACCACAGCTCAGAATGATGGTCGACATCATTCTGCAGGGTGCAATGGTTTATCCAAACTGCATTGAGAAATACACAGATAATATAATTAGTCCTGTCGCATATGAAATTTCTATTGTTGGGAATCTTCCTATTCCTGAAGATGAAATCGAAGAGAAGAACATAGACTTGGCTGAGGTTGAATCTAAGACTATGAGTCGTAAAGCTTATATGAAGAAATGGAGAGGTCTAACCGATGATGAGGCTCAAGAGGAACTTGAACAGATTGCACTTGAAAGGCAGATGCTTGAGGAAAGTTCATTTGCAGCTAGTGGTGATACTGAGCCATATCCTTCTGGTGGTAATCCAAAAGAAGAGGCTGAGAATATCGAAGAAATCGATATGACTGAAGAATAAGAAAGGAGGATGCCATAATGGCAGGTAATAAGCTAATATTCAAGAATGCTGAAAAGGTGAGGAATGCTATTATGGTATCCCAGAAAAAAGAGATTGCCAAACTCTATGAAGATTGGGCAGATGAGATTGGTGAAAGAGCTAAATACTACTCTCACAAATCCACTGCGAGTGCTCCAATATCTGAGCGATATTACAGAGAATTGCAGAAGCAGTTAAGAGCCACAAGTCAGGAAGTTTCAAATGAGATTTATAAGAAGATTAAGTCGAATATTTATACTGTTGCTGATGCAGTTGTGTCAGATAATGTTAAGTGGCTTGCTGACTTTGGTTTTTCTGTTGATGGATTGAATGCTGCATTTAGTTATGTGCCGAATGAGATTGTGCAGAATCTGGTAACTGGTCAAATCTATGACAGTGGTTGGAGTTTAAGTTCCAGAATCTGGGGTGATAATGAGCAAACACTCAAAGACATCTATCAGGTTATGGCAAAAGGATTGGCTGAGAATAAGCCCATTTATGAGATTGCTAAGGACCTTGAATCTTATGCAAGACCAAGTGTTAGATTGCCTTGGAATTTGCGAATGGCTGATGGTAAGAAAATCTACAAAAAGCAGATTGATTACAATGCTCAGCGATTGGCAAGGACTTTGGTTCAGCATGGCTATCAGCAAAGCTTTATCGCAACTACTCAGAAGAATCCGTTCATCACCGAATATATTTGGAGAAGTAATGGAAGTCGAGTATGTGATTTGTGCAAAGCTCGTGATGGTGTTCATTATAAGAAGACAGAACTTCCTATGGACCACCCGAACGGAATGTGTACTATGGAACCTGTTGTAGCTGAGGATATGATTGACCAGCTTGCAGACTGGTTTAATAGTCCTGATGGTACATATCCTGAGATTGATGCATTTGCCAGTAACTTTGGATATAATCCAGATTAACTCAGATAACCCAGAATGAATTTTAGGATAATATATTATAATTTATATTATCAACAAGAAAGGTTCATTCTGGATTAAATCTGGGGCCTCTGAATAATACACCTCAAAATAAGGTTTTGGATATACTGGAAATAAGTTCGAAAATAATTCAAAAAGTTTTCAAAAAGATATGTACAAATCAGGAAAAATATGGTATAATATATATAAGTGGTTGTGAAGACCGAAACAAAATAAGGAGGAACATCCAATAAGTAAAATCAATAGAGAACGAATGTCCTTGTTGGTTGAATGTGAAGATTGCAAACAGAAGTTTGAGATTACTTCAGGTGAAGCCGCGCACTCGATAACTCACAAGAAAGAGTTCAATGTGAATGGACAATCAATATTCCTTACATATTACGATTGCCCGAGTTGTGGCAGACGCCATTACGTCCAGATTGATGACGTAACATCGCTTAATAAACTTAAGGAAGCTTCCAGACAGTTTGTAAAACTTGCTGTGGCAAAGAAAAAGGGCAAAGAAATTCCACAAAAGCAATCAGCAAAATTCAAGAAAGCTCGACAGAACCTGTCTGACTACAGGATGAATCTCATGAAAGAATATACCGGTAAGTTGATACACGACAACGAAACGGATTCTGACTTTGAACTGAGGTTTTCAGTATGAGTCAGAAAATGACAAGAATACTAAATTTTATGGTATTCCGAAAGAAACAACGTCTTGAAGAATACGTAGATAAAGTGAATAAGATGTTCCCGGGTACGTTTACCTTTGTGGCGTCTGAAAATAATCACAAGGAACAAACTATCAAATATCTACCATGAGAATCATGGAAAAAGGAGGAAAAATCAAAATGGCTGAAGAAACTAAGAACAACCTCACTGATGAGGAAATCGAAGAGAACGAGGACGTTGAGGACCAGGACGATAACAAGGATGATTCTGGAAAGTCCGGTAAAGATGATAAATCTGGTAAGGACAAAGGTGGAGACGACAAGGGCGGTAAGTCTGGTAAGACCTTTACTCAAGAGCAGGTAAACAAGATGATGACCCGTGAAAAGAATCAGGGTCGTAGTGCTGCTCTTAGGGAATTGGGTATTGACCCTAAAGACTCCAAGATGGTTGCAATGGTCAAAGCACTCATTGAAAGCC